AGAGATGCAACCGTTATTGAGCTAAATGAGTCGTATATTGAAATAGCTAAGAACAGACTGGAAGGTGATTCCCCCTTGTTCGCAAAAGTGGAGGTAAGCTAATGGCTAAGAAAAAACAGAAGAATTGTTCGCAATGTAAAGAAAAAATTATTATCGGAATGGAACTGGTGATGAATAACCGAACAATTTGTATTGGTTGTGCTGTTGAGAAAGGAATAGCACAAAAATTAAACGCATCGGTTTTGCATCATATTAACTGCTATTATGATTTAACTTCATGTTCAGAATGTTATAGAAATTACGCCCAAATGATGGAGCATTTAGGCTATGTTTGTACCCTTAATGGTACGTTCTATAAACCCACAAATGACCCTAAAATTGTGGTGCTTTATGAGTGATTTACTTACCGCTTACCAACTTACTCGGTAAGTAAAAATGACGGTAAGTAGTAAGTCATTGAAATTGTTCGGTTTTTTGAGGCAACTTACGGAGGTTACTTCTTATCACGGTAAGTTAGTTTTTTACTCTAAGTCATTGTTTTTTATGGCTACTTACCAACTTACCGAACTTCCCCCCTAAAGGGGGGTTTAGGTGGCGGTAAGTAACCCGCCCACCTAACCCTATTAAACTAACGTAGAATGGAGATAAAATGGAAAACCCGTTAGAGAAAAAAAGAAGAGGCTATTTATCATTTTTTTGCGATGGTGTTATAGACTCTGTTGCACATCGTGAACTTGATATTAAAAAAAAATCATCTGCTTATTACAAACAAGGATATGATTTTGGTTTAACTTTTCGTGACGCATTAACGAAAGAAGATTTAGATGAAATTAGACAGGAGAAAAAGTAATGCCAAAAGTAGCTGAGAATTTAACGAAGGAACAGCGATTAGCTGGATGGAAAAGATTGACTGACAAACAGCAAGATTTTCTGAATAACTTTATGCACAAGGATATGACGCAGACAGAATCGGCTAGGCGAGCAGGATACGCAAATCCTGGCGTTGATGCTGTAAGGCTGTTGCGTAACCCAGTCGTTCAGGAACGCTATCAGGAAATGCGTGAAGAAGCTCGTAGTCGTTTCGGGGTTACTATTGATAAGTCGGTGCGTGATCTTCTTAAAATCCGTAACGAAGCGTGGGAGAGCGGTAAATTTGGTGAGGCTATTCGGGCTGAAGAATTGCGTTTAAAGGCTACTGGACTTCTTGTAAACAAGGCTCATGTGCTACATGAACGCACAGATAGTATGTCAAGAGAAGAAATATTGTCAAAACTACAGGAATTTCAAGACTTAGCACAGAAACGCATGAAAACAGCCATAACCACCCATAAAGACCCAAACTTGATAGAACAAAGTAGCGTGAAACCCAAAAACTAGCATATTTACTTGGAGGGGGTACTCTTGGGTTCTCCCGAACAATTCCTGTAGGCATAGGGATCGGGGTACTATCGGGCTTGTTATCGGGCTAATTGTTCGGGCTTTGATCGGGATCGGGCTTGTTATCGGGGGCATTCTTTGGTAAATTGTTCGGGTCAGGATCGGGGTTCTCCTGCCTCCAGCAACCCGAACAATTGTTCCCTGTGGATAGATTCCAGCAGGTCGTGATGTCCGTCCTGCTGGAAAACCGAACAATTGTTCTATACAAGCAGGTTGCTGGATCTGGCACGGCTGGTTGAGGTGATTTATGTCATATGATATATTTTTTTTATTTTTTTTTAATTTAGTTGTTGACAAGGTAGCAATCATTACATATATTAGTATTAATTAATCAGCTAATGGAGAAAAAAATGATAGTACAAACAGTAAATGAAAACCAATTCATAGACGCTTTTAGAACTTGGGATACATACAAGAATAATTTTTCTTATGAAGGACTTAAAGCATTATATGAGGAATTAGAGCAAGTTGCGGAGTGTATGGATAGCGGTCAAGTTGAACTTGATGTAGTTGCGATCTGTTGCGATTATACAGAATACGAAAACTTTCAAGAGTTTGTAGATGCTTACGGAGATAAATACAAATATATATTTGGCGGTAACAATGACTGCATTGATTATTATACTTCCGTCATTCTTCCTGATTGTTGGATAGGAAAAGACCAAGACAATCACGAAGAAGTAAAAGACTTACCATTTATAGTCCAACAGTTTTAACGGGGGTCATCATGTTATTTTATACAATCTTCTTAAATGTAATAGCATTCGCATTATTTACCGCAACAGTTTTGCTTTTTCTTTTGTAAATTGTTCGGGGATCGGATCGGGGGTTCTTCCCCCGATTTTTTCCTGTAAATACCGAACAATTGTTTCCTCCCCTCCCCCTCCTGCTGTAAAACCTGTAACCGAACAATTGTCCGCTCCTGTACGGCTACAGCAGGATTTTTTCTGCTGTGAAATAAAAATAAAAAAAGTTTATTTAGTTGTTGACATATGTGTAATCATTACTTATATTAGTATTAACTTAAACAAGCCAATGGAGAAATAAAATGAATAACATGAGCAGACTGGTAACAATATGGAGCGACTGGACTAAAGCGAACAACTTGCCCAGCATGAGTGCCAGCGAGTTACTTTGGCAAGAAGGGTTAGATGAAAGCCAGAAGAGATTCATCAATGCCTTCATCGAAATGTGGGAATCAATGTCAGCATACACATCATCTTGGGATCAATAGGTTTCTCCGAAAAAAGTCTAGCAGGTTGCTGGGCTTTTTTTTATCTACAGGGCGAACAATTGTTCGCTATTATTTTCCTGTGCAGGTAGCTGGATCTCAATAAAAAAAATAAAAAAAGTTTATTTACTTGTTGACAAGGGTAGTAATGGTTGCTATATATATAGTAATTAAACAAGCCAATGGAGAATAATATGTTTGATATAGAGTATAAACTAGGTTGGAGATACATAGTCTGGGTAGGCGGTGTAGACGATTATTATAAAAACTATAAAGATGCAAAAGAGGCAGCTCAAGAGTGGACTGATGCAGGTTACGACTTTGTGGAGATTCAAGAACTATCAGAATTAAGAGGGAGTCAATAATGTTGTATTTAGCATACGGTGCAAACCTAAACAAAAAAAACATGGCTATAAGGTGTCCACTTGCGACACCTTTATGCAGTATTGATTTAAGAGGCTACAAGTTATCATTTAACAACGTGGCGACTATCGTTAAATCAGAAAATGATTACGTTCCCGTTGGAGTGTGGAGAATAACTGAAGAGTGCGAGAAAGCATTGGACAAGTATGAGGGCTTTCCTAATCTATACCGAAAAGAATACTTGGACTTGACTAAACTCGGATTGAATCAGGGTATGGTATATATAATGAACTATGGTGGTCAGGCAGTACCGAACAAAAGCTACTTCGATACCATAAAGCAGGGGTATCAGGACTTCCAGCTAGATACCGAACAACTTATAAATGCAGTCGTTGAAGCATTCGATTATGAGAAAGAAGCAGGTCGAGTTATTCAAACGAGGCGTGGAGGCAGGTCATGGAGGTAATTGTTCGCTTCACCCAGCAGGAAAACCCAGATCCTTCTGGGTTTTTTTACAGGTAAACATCGAACAATTGTTCGCTTATCGGAAGGCTCCTGATCGGGGAACACCCTGATCGGGGAATTTTCTGACGGCATTTCTGAGAATCCCAATCCTGAGATCCCCACTCTTAATGAAATTTTTTTTGATTTTTTTTTAAAAATAAAAAAGTCAATAAAAACAAGGACTTATAAGTAATTAAATTATTTATATACTATATATACAAAAAATAAATGTTGTAATGATTACTAGAACTGTTATTTTAATTGGACATTTTAATTTAATTGGAGAAACAAACAAAATGACTATTTTAAACAACAACAACAGATCATATTTTTTAACCTTTGGTTTAGAACCCGAATTTGTAAGACCGCATTATTCAAGTGTAGATATTCATAATCATGTTGATGGAGTATTTGCAAAATCAGATGGCAGTTTAAGAGATGGAGGAGAATTAGAATTACCAATTTATGCCGATAGCAATAGGGCATGGGAACATATAGAAAAAGTTTTTAACGTAGCTACCAACCAATATAATTGCGTTTCAAACTCTTACAAATGTTCTGTTCATGTTCATATTGGAATGCGTCCAATAAACAGAACAATTATAAGTGAAGAAGATTTTACAAATGAAAGTATAGCTTACAGCCATAATAATAATGATGTTAGATATAGAACCGCAAAAAAAATTAAAAGGTATTTTGGTGATGCTTTACCATTAGAAATTGCTAGAGATATAAGTTATAGAATTGCAAAAGATATAGCTTTATTTTCAACAATGCTAACACCAAAAAGAAGAGATTGTTATTTTGCTGAATATCCATCAACACCTGCACAAGCTATCCAAAACACACAAGCTGATATAAATAGCTTAATAAGAGCTATTAGTACGGGCAGGAGTGGTGGAAAATATTCAGCTATTAATTTATTATCACTTGCACCAAATAACTACAGTAACAATGTAAAATATACTATGGAGTTTAGGTCTCATTCAGGATCTATGGAAATGGAAAAACTAAGAAATTGGATTAGATTTTTGTTAAACTTAGCTTATCATTCTATTGATACTAGATTTGTACAAGCTCAGAGCTTGTTACAAACACCAAACATTATTGCAAGGCAAGGAACAAAAGCCCAAACTGTTTGGGAGCTTGCAAGATCAGATAATGGAGCATCTACACAAGAATTAATGAATGCTAGCAATATAAGATCAGCTCAGAGAATTAGAGTTATGTTTAGTGAATGGAGATCCCAATTAGCAAATACTTTTGGGCAGAATGTTATTGAAACATTAACACAACAACATTATGGACACCGTTATTCTACTAGCAATGGACAACATGATTTAAACGGTTACAGAATACCAAAAGAAATACAAGGTAATAACAATGGCTATATCTTTAATGGAGCTGGAGACCCATCAATACATGCGGGAATGAGTGCAGAATTATTGAATGCAACCAACCAAAGAATACAACAAATTGCTACTATCCGATCTCGATAGTAGCAACCAAAACAATTGTAATTAAAATGTAAATGGCGGGATTATTCCCGCCTATTTTTTATTTATTAACAGAACAATTGTATTTATTTAATTATTCTTAAAATTATCTAAGTTATTGATTTTACTATATAAATCGGGGATATACACCCTATACACCACCAAAATATATATACAAACAATCAAAAAAGTTCTAAACCGTGTTCCCCTCAAACGACCCCCATCAATTTCAAAAACGACCTCCAAAAAAAATTTTATAAAAAAAATCTTGCACTTTTTGGTATTCATTGCTACATCTTGTATGTTAGGAGGGCATTATGCCTAGATATAGATTAAGCTACGGAAGAAAGAAGACCTTTGAGTCTGATGATATCATGGGTGTTTTGGATTTTATGGGTATAAGCGAGAGTGATTCAGAGACTAAGTGGTTAAAAGACAACGCTATGGACATTTGCAATTATACTTATAAGCCTATTAGATTTGGAACGAAGGAAGAATTTGTAGAAGATTTAGTAAAAATGAATTTATTAGAGGAGTTAGCCAATGAAACGTAATGAAAACAGTTATGCGAAGGTAAAAAACAACGAAATGTTGAATTACCGCAATCAATTAGGAATAAGTCAGGTAAACATGGCGAAGAAATTAGGATTAAGTCATAGGATGTGGAATCATTATGAGCATGGAACGAAGCCAGTTCCCATATCTGTAGTTTTATCAGCGAAATATTTGTGTAAGAACATGGATAAGATGGATGAATTGCACGATGACATAAAAAAGCACGAAGAGCCGTTGACAAAATGGGATGTTGACAGGATTGAGGCTCTTATGAAGAAGATGAAAGACGATATTTCTGCAAATTCTCAGATAGTTTCTAAAATTTTAGCACAAAGCCACAAAGAAATGGGCTTTCTATTGTCAAAAATAAATTAATCGTATATCATCTCCACATAAATTAGTTTTTTTGTGGAGATTTTCATGGCGAATGGACCTCTGGGCGGAAATATGGGTACGCCACCTGTACCACCACAACCGCCACAGGTAAGTTTTGAGACAACAGCCCAAAGCAGGGGTAATTTTAACAATTTTTTGAAGTCCATGCCAAATACAACGTCTATGACCCCGATTCCTCCAATGGGGTCATCCCCTATGATGCCGACTCCTAATGATATGGGCAATATTGACATATTCAACGAGCCAGTGAACATGCAATTAGGTGGTGTAGCGGGTAATCCTTTGGATAGTTATGGTGATTATTTATCTCAGCAGATAGATAGCACTCAGGTTGAGCCATTTATTCAAGAGGTTCAGCAGATGGCAAGTCAGCGTTTTAATTTAGGTAGTGACAGTGGTGGTCAAAGTGTTTTTGGTCCTTTGAAAAGTAGTGTTTTTGGTCCTTTGAAAAGTTTTGACGCATCTCAACCTTTAATGGAAATTGCAGAGCCTTTACCACAACCTTCTTTATTCCAACGCATACCTGAGCAATACCCTCAAGATTTATCAAGACCTATGGATTTATCAAGACCTGTAGAGACGGGAGAGCCGCTTTTATCTATTTTTGATTCTGGAATTAATGGATTTCGTCCATTTAATCCTCCAAAAATACAAGATATGATGGCAAGACCTGCTAATCCTTTTCAGATAAAAGAACTTGGTTATCAGTTTAACCCAATTGGGTTACGTGGCGGACCTGACATGTTTAATATGATAGACCAGCGGATATTCAATGAAGGGTTTATGCCAGGTAGCACGCAGTTAATGGGTGGGTTACCAAGAGCATTTTTTGATGGTGGCGAGGTTGATGACAGCGACTTTGGTGGATTTAGTGATTATGGCAGTGTAGATGCGACAAGTGACAGCAATGACAACAATAATTTCAGTTTTTCTGATGACACAGTAGGGGATACATCTGCTGGTGATTTCACGGTTGGTGACGATAGTTCAAATATGGGATTAGATGATGATATACTCGCTCAAAACATTATTGAAAATGCTTTAAATCAAGGTACAAATCAAGACTCTGGTTCTAACAACGCAAACATAGCTTCAAGAATTAACTCACAAATCATGGGTTCAGAAGAAGATATATTTCAAGATGACATTAATCGTGACATAGCTGGTTCTTTAACAAACAGAGACGCTACTAATATGATGCCAAACGCATCTAATTTTAGCTCAAGGGTTACGCCTAATGTTGCTGGTGCTTTTAGAGGAAGTAAAAACGCAAGCCTTCTTGGTCCTGAAGACGCTTTGATAAATGCGATTACGCAAGGCAGATCAGATTTATATGCGCCTTTTACAAACAATCCTGGTAACTTAAAACAAGCTAGAGAAGATTTGACAACACAGACGATTAAGGGTTTTAACGCTGATGGCACTCCCAGAACAGGACCTGCTCTTTTCAATACATTAGAAGCAGGACAAAAAGCATTAGACGATCAATTAAGTCGTTATGGTAATAGAGGCATAAATACTGCTTCAGACTTTGTGAACACTTACTTAGGAACTGATATAAAAGAAAATCCATTAGAAAATAAACAAGGTTATTTAAATGCTGTGAACAATGCTGTTGGATCAAACTTTGATTTATCTAATGCTGCTACCAGAGGCAATCTTATGAATGCGATATCAAGACAGGAGTTGGGTCAAAAAGGTATAAATGCTTTGAACAATCAAGTTACAGCATCCACAGGACTTGATTTAACGTCATTAACTCCATCAAATACAAGAGATATAGTCGACGATGCTTATACAACAGATGTTCCTCAAGTTAGAACATCCATTACACCTGATGTTGTTGGTTCTACAGATGCAGAATTAGCTGCTATGGATAGAGCGATTGCAAACACACAAAGAGTTACAGATCGTGAAAAACAATTAGCGAATGTAAACAACCAGACTTTATCTGATAGATTACAGAATCAAAGAGGATTGGACAGAAATATATCTACAATACCAGACACTGCACTAGAAACTATGGCTGGTAGACAAGATATTTTTCAACCAGACAATATAGGCACAGGACAACAGCCTGTGGACACATCATTAGAAAATATGGCTGGAAGAATAGGACCTGTTGATACTGTGTTTGATATTGATACAACAGACACAAGAAACTTTGTTGGCGATGACTTTGCTCCTGCATTAGATATTGTTGATGCAAGACAAGAGGCAAGACAAAATGCATTAGCTGAAAAAGATGCAAATGTGAGAGATATGGATGACATCGACAGAGCATCTGCTGGCAGAGCTTCTGACTTTCCAACTTTATCAACTGTACCAGAAGATTTTGAAGAAAAAGTAGGCAGAGACTTTAATGCTAATCGTATGGCAGACATTGAGAGATTGTATGGAGAAGATATTGGTCAAACAAAAGCTGGAAGGGGTTCAGATCCTACATTCTTTGAAGACAAAGGTTTTACTGGCACAGCAGGAGGCGTATTAGACGCAATAGAGAGAAAAACCAGAGAAAACATGGCTAACGAAATAGCATTAGGCAGACCTATGGGATTAGGTGAAACATTTTTTGGATTTAACGCACCAGATTTAAGAACACAGACTATGAAAGATTACATGTCTAATGTTCAACCTAATTATGATTTTGGTGATTTTAATCAAACTTCAAAATCAATACCAGAAAAACAATTAGTTAGAAATAATAGTGGTCGTGTTATTGGTATAAGAGATGCAAGTGGTAGGTTGGTTTCTGGCATGGATCCGAATGCTCCTATAGATAGAGGAGATGATAACAATGAAAATCCATTTATCTTAAAGCCAAAACCAAAAGAAGAAAAAGAAGAAGAGGATAAGCCACCAAACGTAATAGGCGGTGGTGTGCCTACACCTGTACCAGAGCCAGTTCCTACAGTTGTTGATTCACCTTTTACCAGTAATGTAAGTGATTTCGTTCCATCTACTTTTAATACAGGCGATATAAATAAATTAATTGAGATGTTAACAGGTGTTGCTGCTCCTAAATCTATGAAAAAAGGTGGGGTTGCTGGATATGCAGAAGGTGGTCGAGTTATGCAAGCATTGGATAATCTCTTAGCGACAGCATAATGGAACAGGCGTTAACAGCATCACAATTTGCAGAGTATCTTAGTGATGATGAAATTTCTAAGATTACGCCTCTTCTTGATCGTCTTAAAGTTTTAGAAGAACAAAAAACAAGTCAAGATAATTATTTAAAGTTTGTAAAGAAGATTTGGCCCAGCTTCATTGAGGGCAAGCATCACAAAATATATGCAGACAAGTTGCAAAAGGTAGCTGATGGTAAAATCAAGCGTTTAATTGTAAACATGCCACCAAGACATACGAAATCAGAGTTTGCGAGTTACTTGTTTCCAGCGTGGCTTATGGGCAGACGACCTGATCTGAAGATAATACAAGCAACGCACACGGCAGAACTTGCTGTTGGATTTGGTCGTAAGGTTAAAAACCTTATTGATAGCGATGACTTCAGGGATATATTTCCTGATATAAAATTAGCTAGTGATGCGAAGGCATCTGGTAGATGGTCAACAAATGGTGGCGGAGAATATTACGCTGTTGGAGTTGGGGGTGCGTTAGCTGGTCGTGGTGCTGATTTATGTATCATTGATGATCCAGTATCAGAGCAAGATGCTTTGAGTCCAACGTCTTTGGATAGTATTTATGAATGGTATACGTCAGGTCCTCGACAAAGATTGCAACCAGGTGGTTCGATCATTATTGTTATGACCAGATGGGGTATTAAAGACCTAACAGCTAGAGTTATCTCTAAGCAAGCTGAAGGAGGAGCAGACAAATGGGAAGTCGTGGAGTTTCCTGCAATATTTCCAGATACAAACAATGTACTTTGGCCCGAATATTGGAGCAGAGAGGAATTAGACGGAGTAAAAGCGTCAATTCCAGTAGCCAAGTGGAATGCACAGTATATGCAGAACCCAACGGCAGAAGAAGGAGCTATTATAAAAAGGGAGTGGTGGAATGTTTGGGATAATTCTGAACCACCTCCATGTTCGTATATCATACAATCATACGATACCGCTTTCAGTAAAAATGATCGTGCTGACTTTAGTGCTATTACTACTTGGGGGATATTTACTCCAGTAGAGGGTGAGGGTGATGCGATTATTTTACTTGATGCTGAAAAGGGCAGATGGGATTTTCCAGAACTGAAGCAAAAGGCTTATGAACTAAATGAGTCTTACGACCCTGATATGATATTGATAGAGCAAAAAGCTAGTGGTACGCCTTTAACACAGGAGCTTAGACGTATGGGCATTCCTGTTACACCCTTTACACCGAGCAAAGGTGCTGATAAGTTTGCAAGGATGAATGCTTGCGCACCAGTATTTGAAAGTGGTATGGTGTGGAGACCAGACGCTAATTTTGCGGAGGAAGTCGTTGAAGAATGTGCGAGTTTTCCACATGGAGACCATGATGACTTGGCAGATTCGATGACACAGGCTATACTAAGATTCAGACAAGGTGGTTTTATATCCACACCTGATGATGAAGAATTTGAACCAGGATATAGAAGAAAAATGGAGTATTACTAATGGCAGGAAAAAAAGTAGCTGATAAAGTATTACCTTTGGATGAACCTTTTAATGTTTATTCAGCCTTTAAAGGCACTCAACCAGGTCTTAGTAAAAGACAAATGTTAAGTATAAAGAAGTCACTTCAAAAAATGAAGCCACAGGGCAAAGCTATGGGTGGCGAAGTTATGGACACAACCAAAGCTATGCCTGTTGGTATGATGGACGGTGGTAAAGTCAAGCCTATGAAGATGAACATGGGTGGTGTAGTACCAGGCAGAGGTGGAAAGTTCAAAGGAGTTAAGTAGTGTCAGACTATGAAAAAGAAAAAAAGAAGATAAAAAAGAAAACTAAGAAATTAGGTCTTTTTAGTGCAGGACCAAGTCCTATCAGAATAGCTGCTATAGCTATGGAGAATAAACGCAGAAAGAAACAAAGAAAAAAAGATCTTGCAGCATTGCCTATGAAAGTTGATAATTTTCAATTTGATCATGAGCTTAGAAAAACAAAACAAAGCGTGGGTATGAAAGATCCAGAGTCAAAGACTATGAAGTTTGAAAGAGTAAGAAAAAACATGGGTGGTGTTATGAAAGCTCGTGGCGGAATGTTCAAAGGAACTTACTAATGAAAAAAAAGCCTATTAAAAAGATAAGGGTAACTAAAGGCTATACTGTTACTAATCGTTTTTCTGATAGAATGCTTCCTAATAAAAAGAAGACAACAAGGATTACTTAATGGCTAGAGATAACGCTGTTGAATATAGTATTGACCAAGCTCAACGGATGTTTGGTAAAGGGGTCGAGGTTATTGGTCGTGCCGCTGGTATTGAATCTATTTTTAATTACGGACAAGAGATAGTCAAACAACAAGACGAGGATATACGTCTTGGACAATACAAACCACAATATACAGTCGGGCTTCGTGAAGCCTACAATCAAGGTGGTATTGATGATGGTATTGGTTGGTTACTAGAAAAAACTGGTGAGAACGTAGCAAGTGGTGGTGCAGCTTTAGTCGGTGGATTAGCGTCTGCTTTAACGGCTCCATTTAGTGTGCCTGCCGCAGCCTTGATCGGTGGAGCGACACTCGTTGGTTCGGGCATCATGGGCACTGGTGAAACTGCCGAGGAAATGGAACAGAAAACGGGTGACTACAACGAAGCAGTCGCCATCGGTGCAGGAACCATTATTGGTATCTTAGATAGATTTGGTGCTGGAAAAGTGATTCCAAAAGATGAACTTCTATCCATGACAGGAAAGCAGTTAATCAAAGCTTTAGGTGCAGAAGGTAAAACAGATGCTGCCAAAGAAATAGGAAAACGAATTGGTAAGTCGATAGCTTTTGAGGGTGCAACAGAAGGTGTACAAGAGGGAGTTGTTATGGGAGCCACTGGTCTAACTGGTGGTGAATATACTGGACTTGAGGTTGCCGATAGAATTTTAGAAGGAACTCTTTTAGGTAGCACAATGGGTGGTGCGACAACTGGTGGTATTGAAGCATTGCGTCAAGGACCGGGAGTCGTGAATCAAATACAAGATATTATGTCGGGACCTGGGCCTGGGGGTCTTACTCCACAGATGGCTATGGCAGGAGCACAACTTAGTCCAGACCGAGCACAGATGTCTTTAATACCAGACGTACCAAAGACAAGTGCTGAAATATTAATGAGTGAGAAAGCTGGAGATGAAACTGGAGGAGGTGCCCCAGTAGACCCAGTTATGACAGAGGATCCAGATAAACTAACAAGAGATCCCGATGACAATATAGCCATGACTGATGGTGGCAGACACTTTTCAAGATTAGCCCTAAGACTACAACAACTTCCGTTTGATGCAGAAGGTTTGACGGGTAGACAAGTTCTTCAAGAGTTAGGTGTTCTTGGAGAAAAAGACAATAAAATGCCATCGAATAAAAAGAAAAGAGACTACATAGGATCGATAACTGAAGTAAGAAATGTTGATACGGGTATTCCTAGTGTTAAAACTATAATGAAACCAGAAGTAGCAAGCAACCCAGAATTAAAAGCTAAGTTTATTGCTGCCAAAAAAGCAGGGGTACCTCCACCTGATGATTTAGTTGAAACTGTTCCTGTATTAGATAATGAAGGCAAACCAGTTACAATTAAAGGTCCTGCTCCAACATTTACATTTAATAAACAAGTAAAAGTCCCTGGAAATTTTGTCATGGACGACCAAGGTAATGCAAAACCTGAGTTTGTGTCTAGCTCCACTCCGTCTTCAAATAAAGGTGGAGACTTATATCAATCTGGATTAGAAGATTTTCTATTTAAAAATTTAGATAATAAAATTTCTAAAGACGAATTATTAGATGAATATACAGCGTATAGACCACAATTAACAACAGCACTTCTTTTAGGTAGTCTAGGACAAAGAGCTCACGGAACATATAGTGGCAGTAGTTTAGAATACATACAAAGAATTCCACAATTGGTTGAAGGTGTAGGTATTACTAATAGTATTGTTCCGAATACGCCTGATAGAAAGTTTGATACTGTTTATGACGATTTTGGTATTGTTCAATACATTCCTAATCAAGAAACTCTTTTAGGACGTACTAAGTTTCCTTTCCCAACTAAAAAACAAGACGAAGAATTTCAAAATAAAAACACAGATTCTATAATAAGAGCAAGACAAAATATTAGTAATGAAGGTGGAGGAACTGATCCCACTAATGACGAAATTGATGCTTGGCTTTTGAAGAATGAGCCTAGCACAGTAGCAGAGCTTAACTCTTTAGCACAACAATTAGGTTACAATGATCCATTCGGACAAGTGCTTGATACAAGATCAACAGCGGTACCTTTTCATAAGTACTATGAAACTAAATCTATTTTAGATAATGCAGACAGTACGGGAACACTAACTGACGATCCTAACAGTGGTAAACCTACTTACACGGCTCATACCAGAGGTGAAATTGTTGTAGATAATGAGACCAATGAAGCTCTTGCACAAGCTTCTGAGACACAAAGCGATCTTCAAAGACGATACGAAAAAGATTTAGATAGAACTTTACCAGAGCCCGGAGCTTGGAGCTTTAGTGAAACCGATGATAGATACATGTTAACACCTAGTGACATGAGAACTCTTGACGAGGCAAAAGGTGCTACGATTGATTCAAAGCCAGAAGATTCACTTGTTACTTACGAAGAAGAAAAGAACGCACTTAAAGAGACACAAAAAAAGGTTGAAGAAGATACCCTTATGGAACAAGCTAGATTAGATGGGTATCTAAATGAGAAAAATAAATTATCAAATCTACAATTTGTTCAAGATAAAATTGAAGGATTAGAAGAACAAGAGTACGAGTTTACAAAAGAATTCTTACCTAAGTTTTTTAAAACAATAGATGATAAAATTCAATTCAATATTGACACAAATAATATTCAAATAGATAACGAAAAGCAAGGTGCTAAAGCAAGAGCAAGAGACGCAATAATAGCTAATAGTGGAGAGTTTTTATTTCCATCCTCTACCATCAAGGAGCCTACTGAAGGACAGATAAATGAATATATTTTGAAAAATGAACCTAAACTATACAAATCAATAAAGGCTCTAGACTCTCGTAAAGAAAGATTAAAAGAAGCGGAACATTTAAGATTTATTAGAAACTTAAAAGATGAGTTTTATGACTACGGTGCTACGGGAGGAGATATTTCTAAGTTTCGTGAAATGTTATTAAGAAGAAAAAAATTAAATGAATCTATTCTTTCTATAAAACTGAGAGATAATGAATCTATGATGAGAACGGGTCTTCAAAAGAAATTCAATCCTGTTTACACATTTTTAGATGGTGTACCTTCTTTTATGCCCGGCTATGCTCAAAATAAATTTTTAAGAGAATCAGGTGGTTTACACGGAGAAGAACCGATTCATGTATATTACGGACAAGATCTTGAAGTGGATCCGCAAATAAATCAATTCTCTGTAAATGATCAACCCGTTTTTGGTTCTCAACCTCATCCATTATTTTTGAACAATCATATGATGCAAGGAGATGATACTGTTTTGGTAAATAAAGAAAGCCATTTTGGTAAACATGATGTAAGAGATGATTTTAAAAGAAATGATTTTGAGTTTATTTTTGATATGATAGGAGGCGAGATTGAAAGAGAAGGTTTTAATTCAGATAAAACCAAAGCAGTCATAAAAGACTATATAGAATATCCAACAATGCAACCTGTTAACAGTTTAGAAGCCACTTCTTGGGTACAGAAAAAAGAAATAGAAAGAATGACTCCTCCTCAAAAAGCAAAAGCATATGCTGAGCATACTCAAAACATAGATAGCTTTATTTTAACTGCTTTAGGGCAAGGTATAAAGCCTTCTGAAATTTATCGCATGGTAAAGAACATCATAACAAAAGAAGTTTTAAACAGACAAGCAGTTAATATAATATCAAGAAAAACGGCTAATGAAGTTAGAAAAAAACATAAGAACGAGCTAGATCAAATACAATTTTCGGACAGAGGATTTGAAGACACTTCAGGTGAGTTTACTGAGAATGCAACAATAGTTCGAGACATGCTTTCAAACAAAGCTATCGATACAGCAAGGGCAGCTAATAAAAAGTTGATAAATAGATTTGAAAAAGAATTAGGCTTTGTTCCCGTTTTTGCCCCCGAAACATATAACGAAGATGCTTTAGGTATGGGTGATGTTAGTGATATAACAATTGGAACAGACACGGGAGGGTCTACTATAAGACCTGCAGCCTTTACTAATCGAGACAACAGATTAAATGATATAAGAAAAAATTTAGCAGATGCTTTTTCCTTTAAATTGATAAATCCAACTGAGCTTAATCTTCCTTCTGATACCGAAAGTTTTTCGGCTATATCAAACTTTAACCCTAATATTTTTGAACAACTAGTAGCACAAAAAACATTGCAAAGAGGATATGACGGGCAAACAGTTCAAGCTATAAATAAAGATATATCAGACTCTATTAAATTTTTAGAGAGTTTTAAAAAAGAAGAACAAGAAGCTTCTGATGCAGTACTGGCTTATGATCCTGAAGGTAAAGAATTAGCAAGAAGGCTTTCTTTGATATCGGGGGACATTGGTAATGCAGACCCACAGCAAGTTAAAGATTTAATCAAAGCCATAAATGCAGGTAGAATAAAATTTAGAACACCTGCTTTTGGGGAAAGCTCTTCAGCAGACAGATTTAGCTATAGAAATTTAATACATTATGCTATGAATGATATGCCTAATCCTATAACTGGGGAGAAAGGTTTAGATGGAATTATAATACCTCATAGATTAGATCAGAAAGAGGTTCCTGGAGGAAGAGGTGGAACGGATGAAAGCTTTGGTTTAAATAAATATGAAGCGATACCTAAAAAAGTATTGGATGAAATAGCTAAAGAAACAGGTGCAACTGTTATACAAGACTATCCTATGAAGTATAAAGGCAAGTCTGGTAAAGTGTATCCTTCGAAGAGACCCGTTACTAAATTAATATTTAATAAAGACTTCAAGGGTAAAGCAATTGCTCAATATAAAAAAGGTGGTATATTTGAGAAGTTTAGAAAGGTAAGTTAATGGCAATAGAACCAAGACAAATAGCAGGCATGGTAGAAGAGTCAATGGGAGCAGGGGGATCGATGATGCCCGAAGAAGATAGTCTAGCCATTGAATTAGATGACAGTCAAGACGTATTACCAGAAGGTATTGAACTAGTAGATGAAGAGGCAGTAGAAGTTGAAACCGAAGAATATAGACATGATGCCAATCTCGCAGAGGTTCTTGACGATGACATTCTTGGAGAACTATCATCTGATATACAAGCTAAAGTTCGTGAGGACTTAGAGTCCAGAGAAGATTGGGAAGAAGCTATATCAAAAGGATTAGGGTTACTTGGTATAAATTACGAAGATCGAAGTGAACCCTTCTTAGGAGCAAGTGGTGTAACACATCCTTTACTGTCTGAAGCCGTAACACAGTTTCAAGCACAGTCTTACAAAGAGATGTTACCAAGTGGAGGACCTGTAAAGACTCAAGTTCTTGGGACACCAACACAAGAAACTGAAGCACAAGCTCAGCGTGTAGAAGATTTCATGAATTATCAGATTACTGAAATTATGGAAGAGTATGACCCAGATACAGATCAAATGCTATTTTATTTGCCTTTGACGGGTTCTACATTTAAAAAGATTTACTTTGATGAAACCAAACAGAGAGCCGTTTCTAAGTTTGTTCCAGCAGAAGATATGGTTGTTCCGTATTCAGCTTCTGATTTAAGAACAGCTGAAAGGGTTACACATGTAGTTAGAATGACATATAATGATATTCGTAAACTACAAATAGCAGGAGTATACAAAGATGTTGAACTATCTGAAACAAATGATGGTGAAGACGAAGGAGCTATCCAAGAGCGTACTGATGAGTTGTTGGGATTACGTCCAAACTATTCTGATGACACTTATACCTTGTTGGAATGCCACATGGACTTGGACTTGGAAGGTTTTGAAGACAAGGATATGGAGGGGAATTCTTCGGGTATTATGTTGCCTTATATTGTCACCCTTGATCAAAGTTCTGGAAAAGTGCTATCGATTTCTAGAAACTTTAGAGAACAAGACCCATTAAAAAGAAAAAGACAATATTTTGCTCATTTCAAATTTTTACCAGGATTTGGATTTTATGGTCTTGGCTTATTGCACACAATCGGTGGTCTGTCTCGTGCAGCCACATCAATTTTAAGGCAGTTAATTGATGCAGGTACGCTCTCTAATCTTCCGGCTGGCTTTAAATCTCGTGGTGTTCGCATTCGTAATGATGATGAGCCTCTTAATCCTGGGGAGTTTAGGGACATCGATGTCCCAGGCGGAGATCTCAAAAACTCAATCATCCCATTGCCATACAAAGAGCCGTCAGCCACACTAGCAAATCTATTAGGTGTGGTTGTTGACTCTGGTAGACGTTTTGCACAAGTAGCTGATGCAAAAGTAGCTGATATGAACTCGCAAGCACCCGTTGGAACGACTGTTGCCTTGATTGAACAAGGTTCAAAGATCATTTCAAGCATACATAAGCGTTTACATTACGCTCAAAAGCAAGAATTTCGTATGTTAGCCGAGATTTTTGCCGAAAATCCAGTACCATACCCTTATTTTGTTGGAAATGTGCCTCCAGAGACGATGCAAGCCGACTTTGATGGTCGTGTGGACATACTTCCAGTGTCAGATCCGAACATTTTCTCTATGGCACAGCGATTATCACTGGCTCAAACACAATTACAACTAGCTCAAGCAGCTCCACAGATACATAATGTGGAAGAAGCGTATAGACGTATGTATGATGCGTTGGATATCAAGAATATTGAGGCTATTTTACCTCCGAAGCCTCAACCTAAACCAGTTGATCCAGCAACCGAGAACGGTAATGCTATGAAAAACATGACATTACAAGTGTTTCCAGAGCAAGATCATGAAGCTCATGTTAGAGCACATATATCCATGTTATCTAGTCAAACATCACAAGCGAATCCACAAGGTTACATCATGTTACAAGCACATGTACAAGAACATGTGGGTATGATGGCTCGTGATCAAGTAACAACATACTTTCAAAAAGCAATGCAACAAGCTCAAATGGCTGGGCAACAAGTTCCACCTATTGATCCTGCAGCCGTTGAAGCGGCAATCGCTCAACAAGTTGGTGAGATCCTAAATGAGTTAATGCCTGCTCTAGCTCCACCGACACCAGAAGATCCGTTGGTAGAAATTAGAAAGAAAGAGCTAGAAAACGATACTGTCGAGCTACAACGTAAGACAATGAATGATCAAATGGATTTTGCAATTGATCAAGCTAAATTACAACAAGCTTATGAGTTAGCTCAACAAAGACAAACCCTACAAGAGAGCATTGCCGAAGATAGAAACGATGTGAACATCTATCGTATTAACACGGCGGCATCTTTGAAAGGTAAGTAACCTGTGATATAATCTGGATATGGATCCAGTAACTATATCATTAGCCGTAGGCGTGGCATCAAAAGCTTTTAGTGCAATCAAGCAAGGATTTGCCGTTGGTCGTGACATTGAACAAATGTCGGGGGACATTGGTAGATGGATGGGAGCTATATCAGATGTGGATCATGCAGAAAAGCAAGCCAAGAATCCTCCCTTGTTTGGAAAACTTTTTAAAGCAGGTTCTATTGAGGAGGCGGCAATGGCTGCGTACGCTGCAAAAAAGAAACTTGAGGAACAAAGATACGAACTCAAGATGTTTTTGAATTTAACTCATGGACCACAAGCCTATGATGAACTTCTACAGATGGAAGGTCAGATCAGAAAACAGCGTCAACAAACAGTTTACAAACAACAACAGATGAGACGACAGATAGGTGAGGGTATTGCTTGGTTGTTTCTTGCTTTAGTAGTGGGTGGATTTTTATTATTATTAGCAAGTTTATTTTCCAGTAAAGCCTATGGTAGTGATTACACATATGTGCCAAAGCCATACACGAAACAACAACTACAGAATCAAGGTAAGATTGAGAAAAAGAAGTATACAACATGCCGTTTAAAAAAAAGAATAAAATCTAAAACAAAACAGATGGCTTGTATTTATGTAGGGAACAATCAAACATATGAGTTAATGATTGAGAGTTGGTGCCCAAAGCAATATAAATGTCGGTATAATCCGTGGGGAAAAGAGCCAAATATCGATGATGTCATTGATTCGTTAAACAATGCAACGAAAGGTAAATAAATGGAAAATATGGTATTAGATGCATGGAATGATTTATCGTACCTAGAAGGTATACTGTTTACATTTTGGTTATTTATCTTATACTATGGTAAATGTTGGATAGATTCGAGATTTAAATGAGTTTTAATTTTGAGACATTTCTTAAATGGAAGATTCTGCCAAGGTTTATGATGCTTGCCAGTACTATAATGTCATGGCGTTGTGCAGAATGGTTTATGAATTTAGATAGTCCAACAATGCAACAATCAGCGTTTGTATCTGTTGTGATGGGTGTTATGACAGGTATCTTTGGTATATGGATGGGTCATGAGAATAAATAAAAGGAATATAAAATGTTAACAGCATTAATAGGTCCAGTAAGTAATCTTCTTGGCAAGTTTATAGAAGACAAAGACATGAAGAACAAGTTGGCACATGAAGTGGCAACGATGGCTGAGAATCATGCACAAGAATTAGCTAAAGGTCAGCTAGATATAAACAAGGCAGAAGCGAAGCATAGATCTATTTTTGTTGCCGGATGGCGACCCTTTATTGGTTGGACATGCGGTGTTGCCCTATGTTGGCATTTTGTCTTAGCACCTGTTACTATGTTTATATGTGCTTATTTAGATGTAATTAAACAAGAATTAC